GGCAAATAAGAACAGTTGTAGCCAGCAGTATTGTCACGGGAGAGTGCTGGCCCAGCGGTCATCAAGGCTCTCATGGATGGCATGACCTCAAGATTAAGGATAGCTTCCTCAATAGAACGGATGTATGTGTCATCACCAGCAATAGGCTTTACAACATTGTCCATGTAGCGACCTACTGTCTCTGCCCAATTCTCTCGGCGACCCTCTTCGTCTAGCCAACGTGCATACCGTGAGGTTGCAATGAAAGTCTGATAGTCTGTTGGTAGTAGATTACTCATGTGTTTTACCTCGTTCTTGCTTATCTTCTTCTAGCCAGACCATACGGTCGATATCGCCCCGTGACAATCCTATGTCCTTTAACTCAGCGTCTGTCAGTTTATTAAGTGTTTTGATTGCTGCCCTATGTTCTGACCACATAATACAGTACCTCATAAACCGTACAAATATATTGTTGACCCACCTAGTCTTCATCTGTTGTCTCCCGATCCTTTAATTACATTCCTATTTTTACGGTTTGTTAACTTATCTATGTTCATATTAGCTATCTCTTTAAGTGAGTAACCGATGTCATTAGCTGTGTTAGACAGATACCAGAGGACATCTCCTAATTCTTTTGCTAACTCATAGTTACTAAAAACACCATCTCTAATTTGTTTCTTGACCTTTTCTGCCACTTCCCCTGCTTCCCCACATAAGCCTAGAGTGGGATACAGAATCTTGTGAGTAGGTGGGTACACAGCAAAGGATACCGCTTTCTTCTGGTAGTCATTCAAGTCATTTACAGGCTTGTCTTGTTGAACTTCCCACGCATCTATATCGTCTTGACTAATCATTATCATATGTTCCTTCCATAGAACTGTGTCTGTGTTTTGTTGTAAGCATCAAATAGATACCAAGCGCAGTTGTCTTTGCCTACACCCTTGCTACCTTCGATCCACTTGACCCTACCTACACTTACTACCTTAGTACAGTAGGTCATGTAAAGGGCTGATTGCTTAGTGTGCATCCAGTCTGCATCAAAGAGTAACCATGTGGGACACCTCTGCATCCAGTGTTCCATGAAGGGGTGCAAGAACTTCCTGTCCCAAGGTGGGTTGGTAATACAGAAGTCAACGACATTATAACCACCTAAATCAAGAGAAAGCCCATCGTGTAGCACAACCCGTGGGTCTCTTGGGTCAATATCACAGGCATACAAGCATTCCCCATGACCTTCCGTAAGATAACTAATATGATCTATTAGGCGTCCATCTCCAGCACAAGGCTCTACGTAGTCAAACGTGTAAGGCAAGTGTGAAATCAAAGGCTCAACAGCAGGTAGTGGTGTAAAGTAGGCATCCCTTTCTCGCCTTACGTAGTCCGACCTTTTTCCCAAAGTGTTCCCCCTTTCGTTTCACCACGTAGTGCAGCTTCAACCTCATTTCCCATATGTCCGTCGTAGTGTCTCAAGACTAACAAACTGAGGTTCGTAGAGTCCATCACAAATATTTCTTTTGATGAGAACGCCTTTGAACCATTCCTTGTTTGATTGACCAGCCCAACCTTCTTCAGCACCCTTGTAACAACCGATAACGGCCCCAATAGCACCGTTGCTGCCAACATCGTCCTTAAAATAAAGGTCACGTTTATGACTGTGACCAACAGTGCAAGAGCGATAGCGCTTTTGTAGTAACCCATAAGCATGATGAACACCACTAATGGCACGACCAAAATTGCCAGCCCCCACATAATGAGCGTAGTCAACACCATCGTAATTATGAATGGTGGGGGCGCTATTAGTGTATTCGTGGTACTCGTCGAACCAGCGGTCTGTTTGTAGGTGCTTGAACGAAACCCCATACCTATCCCCTTCTACCCTTGGGTCGTGCTTAACAGCAGTCTTAATTCTATTCTCATGGTTCCCCTCAAAGCCAACCCAAAACGGTCGTTTATATTTTCGTACACTAGGCTTTTCCCTCAGACGACTCATTGCCTCGTTGTAGTGTTCGATGTCATCCTGATAGGACTGACTTACTATAGCTTCTGGGTAACGAGTGTCGTAAGAGTTTAACGACCGCATATCCGCACCATCACCTAAGTCTATAACATAGTCAGGTCTAACGTCGTATATCAACTCTCCTAACCAATCGAACCTTTCGTTGCTTACGTCTGGGTCTGTGTGACCACAACTAAAGACTACCGCTGTACTACCTACCGTCATTCTAACCACTCCTTCGGGATGAGTTTGTCTGCGTACTGGAATCCATTTTTCTCACACCACATGGCATAAGTTGTCTTGGAACCTTTGCTTATCTTTGCCCTACTATTACTAAAGACAAAGCGTATGTCTAAGCTAGGGTATTGCTTCTGTACTAATAAGTGTTTCTTTCTATCTGCTGCAACAAACCTTCCTTTGCTTTCTATGATAATTCCGTTGGGAAGTTCAAAGTCAGGTGTGTAAGTTCTAATCTCGTTTACCTCATACTTGATCTTGAACTGCTCATACTTAAACGGCACTGACAAGTCTGTAAGTTGTTCAGATATTCGATCCTCTAGTCCTGATCTATATCCGTACTTGCGACCTCTTTCGGCGGTTCCCATAACTCGTCTTCCAACCGTCTTAACCAAAGCAATCTCCCATTCTCAATTATGCGGTCAATGTTTCCATCGTAAGCCTTAAGAACGGCTTGCCACAAGTCTTCCTCAGTCTTACAGTCACTCAAGATTTTCTCCGCTTTCTTAGGGCCAATACCACGTAGACCAACAATGTTATCTGCACGGTCTCCTGTTAGTATCTGAGTGTAAAAGAACCGTGTTCCCTCGTAAGGACTTACCTTCTCCCACGTACCTCTACCAAAGTTAAAGTGCCAACAAGGTAGCTGAAGCATATCTTTGTCTATAGAGGCCACTACACAGTTGTAGTCTAGTGCAGCAGCCCCCTTAGCAATAAGATCATCAGCTTCTTCGTTGTCGCTAACAATAGCCCCGTACTTAACCTCTAGGTGGTCACGAGTAGCACCAAGGTGGACAGGCTTTTCTGCTGAAGACCTGTTTCCCTTGTAGGGATAAGACTTAGCAATATCGAACCTAAAGTTAGTCTTGCCTGTTAGGTATACTTGGTACTCACTCTCTGTTGGAAAGGGAAGGTCTAGGGTCTCATCTAAGATGTAGTCTACAAGCTCCTCTACCTTATACCTAGCGTCACTTGAAAGCAGGTCTTGAGTGGCAAAGGCTGCACGGTATGCTATGATGTCTCCATCAATTAAAACTTTGCCTCTGTCCATTAGAACGTGCCAAACGTGACTGAACCATCGTCTAACTCAAAACCTACGTTAACGACATAGCTGTATCCGATACTACGGGCAAAGTCTGTGAGTTGTTGAGCGAAAGTTTGAAGGTCGTCTACATCCTCTCGTTGGGACGTAAACATACCCTCAAAACCATCTTCGTCTTTGTTAGCATAAGCTGTGATCTCAATACGCATTGTATTATCCTACCATAAAGATTTCATCGTCTGCTGACGAAGTTTCTTCCCACGCTACATGGTCTGTAACCGCAATAGCAATTAATCGAACACCAGCACCCTTAGAGTAGGTCTCAAACTGCACCTTAGCTTTAGTACCGTTACCTAGTGTTCCATCTCCATCAAAAGACCAGAGAGACTTATTCTCAAGTCCGTTTGTTATGTTGACAACTACTGGTGCGCCACCGAAGTCTACCTCAGTCGGGTTACCCCTCTTGTCCGTAAATGTCATAACGTGATCGTGCATACGTGTCAGTTTGACATACTTACCGATACCAAAGCTATTACCTTCTTTGATACGATCATTACCCATAGGCTTTGGGTCTAGCCCACCTTCAAGTAATTCTGTGATCTGGCCTTCGTCAGTAAAGTATGCGTTTGTCACATACTGACCGTTATGTTTGGCTGCTTTCTTGGCTGCATTATTTTGGTCGCCACCCATATCACGGTTCTCTTCAAACACTTTTGCGTACTCAAGAACCATATCCATTGTGTGTTTAGCCATAGTCGGGTTTCCTCTTGTTTAAGCTGTAGGGTTTACAGCACTATGTTGGTAATATACTATAGGGATATTTTTTAGAATCTTAGACATATTATTTTACTTTTTTTAATGTATGTCTGCATACGTGTTACCGAATTGAACATCTGTCCCTAATGGTACGTTCAAGTTTATCTCATGGTTCACGTTGTTAATGCTCATCTGCATTATATTCTCTGCCTTATCCTCATCTCCTTCTTTTGTTATAACTATAATCTCATCGTGGAACTGACCTATGGTCTCCAGACCCATGCCACGACACTCCTTGACCCAACTGTCAAAGCAGTAGACACCTGTGCCTTGGTTGAGTGTACTGAAACGATCCTTGTCACTACGTAGGCTATACCAGAAGCCAGACACAGGGTTCTTGAGCCACATAGAACCAAATAGCTCCCGTGTACGTAGTGTGCTTGCCACCTTCTCAATAGCCCAGTTACGTGACCAGAACGCTTCTAGTAGGGTCTTAGCCTCACGTTGGGTCATACCTGTCTCACGGGCCAGCTTAGGCGCTCCTACACCATACGTAGCACTGTAGTTCACCACCTTGTAATTCTTACGTAGTGCTTTCAGTGACCTTTCCCCTGAGTTGTGCTTGTCGATGTCATCTTGTGAGATAACACCAGCGTGTAGAGCTAAGTCTAAGTGTGGGTCAAAACCTTCTTTACTCATCTGTTCTACGTACTCAGGGTCTAGTGGCTTCATGTAGTGTCGCTTAGTTGTATCCTCTAGGCTGGTCATGTCAGCACCAGCTAACACATAGCCATCAGGACACGTTAGGCAACCACGGATAACATCACCGTATGGCTTGTCTACGCTAGGTAGGTTTACCAGTGGGCGAAAGTGTTTGAAGCGAAAGGTATTAGTGAGACCAGCTACACTAGCTTCTAGCCATCCGTCCTTGTGACACTCTAGGAAACTTTTAAGAATACCAGCACGGTGAGTAAGAACTGTGAGACCATCCAGAAGATCAACAGACGGGTCAACCTCTGCAAGCTCTCTGACACTTTGACATAACTCTCCATTTTTTCGTACCTGTTCAATCTGTCGTTCATCACCTGTCACCTTATCTCTTAGGAATTTATATGTACGAGGCTTCCACCCCAGTGAATATAACCAGTCTTTTACTTGGTCGTTGCTGTTAGGGTTTCCCCTCTCTTCTCCTGTCTTAACGACAAAGGATTGAGTTGTAACGGGCTGCATGTACTCTTTACAGAGTGCTACCCATTTCTCCCCATGTGACGATAGATCACCGTCCTTCTTGTGCATAACCTTTGGCTGGTTAGCTACACGGGTGAGTGTCTTCTTTGGCATGGCCTCTGCTAGTTGGTCTACCTTCTCTATCTTTAGTGCCATGATTTCGTCGTAGGCTACCTGTGCCTTGTCTACGTCTAATTTCCATCGTAAGGTCTCTTGTTCTTTTGCACAGTCTAGCTTGAACGACAGATAGTCAATCAGACGTTCTCTCTCAGTGGGGTCTTGGTATAGCTTGTTCAGCTTCATGCCTAAGTCACGCCATAGACGATTGTTGATCTTAACGTCCTCATCACACCTGTGAGCGTACTCTTGTGGTGTTAAGGTGTTCCAGTCCTTAATGACAGGCTTAGGCACTCCATAGTCCTCTCCGTAGCCCTCTAAGCCATGCTTCATGCGGTCATGGTGCAGATACCAAGATAACGCTAGAGTGTCGATCAGACGAGCCTTTACCTCAATGCCTAGCACCTTTTCCACTACAGGTATATCAAAGCGTATAATGTTATGACCAACTAGGGTTTCACTGTTGAGCAATACATAGCGCATCTCATCGTAGTCATGGGTATGCTTAACTTCACCCATGTCATTAGACCAAGACAGGACATGAATCTTGGTCAACTCATCTAATAGACCGTCTGTTTCAATGTCGAATACTGTTGTCATATTACCTCGCTTAGTATGAATGTATCTGTGTTAAATCGCATCATCCCTGCATTGCCTTCTTCTGAACAGGGACGGTTCTTTTCTATGGACAGGTACGTTGTGTTACGCTCCTGTAGGTCTGTAGTTTCTTTATCACGTTTAAGGTCAATG